CAAGGCGTTGAAAACTCTGAAGCGCAAAGCCAGAACAATGCGCAAGGAGCGTGAGGAATTAGTAAAGCGTGAGGCCAAGCAACACGTCGGGCAACGGTGGGATGCGATGCATGCCCGCTGGATTGATCCGATTGAACACGCAATGCTACCCAGAGGAGAGAGAGCGATGGCAAAGAAAAAGACGACAACGACGAACAACGTGGACGAGTTCGGTTTACGGACGGACACAAACTACGCACGGATGATGGCCTGCTTGGTGGCCCACAAGGGCGAGCTGGTGAAGCTGGATGCCCTAGCAAAGGCGGCATATGGCAACGGTGCAAACTTGGAGAAGCACAAGCGCCGCGTCATCGCCATGGTGCGACGAGTGCAGACGAAAATCGTGACGCCCAAGCGTCTTCCCTACGTCTTGAAAAAGGAGAAAATGGATGACAGCGCAATCGGCATCGGACTTTTTAACAAGCAAGGTGGATAGTCTTTCGCCTTCTGAAAAGCTCTTTTTGAGTTTGCTGTCAACAGAACCACGCAGCAGCGAAGCACTGGCGAAAGCCTTCTACGGCAGGCGGAAACAAGTCATGCCTTTCAACGGCAGAATTATCGTCAATTCATTGATCAGAAATCTGGCCAAGAAAGTGGCGGCGACGCCCGGTGCGCGCTATACTGTGGCCCGTACTGAGCGCGCTGGCCCACACTCTATTCAAGTATGGCTGCAGCGGAGGCGTGGGTGATGGACTACATCTCGCAACGCCAGCCGCGCGCCAAGCAGGCCGAGGCCTTAACACGCATACAGGGACAACAAGCCTTCGCACTCCAGATGGAAATGCGTACGGGCAAGACCAAGGTTGTCATTGACGATTTTGGTCGGCTCGAGTCGTCCGGACTTGTAAATGATCTAGTCGTCATCGCGCCTGCCGGTGCCTACCGCCCATGGTGGAATGAAATACTGACGGACGCCAGTTCTGATCTACTGCGTAGATGCAAGGTCCACATCTGGGCAGCGCGCGACAAGTCCAAGGCAAAGCAGGAGCAATTGAAAGCGTTCATGGCCTTTGAAGGCCCGCGCATACTATTGATGAACGTGGAAGCCCTCAGCACTGTGAAAGCCGCACAGGACGTACTGCTCAAATTCGTCAGTGCAAGAAAATGCATGGGCGTCATTGACGAGAGCACTACGATAAGAAATCCTGACAGCAAGCGTACGAAATTCATTCTGCAAAAGATCGCGCCTAGACTGCAGTACAGGAGAATACTGACAGGCTTGATCGCACCCAAGTCACCGCTTGACCTGTACTGTCAATTCGAATTTTTGGACAAGCAAATCCTCGGTCACCAGACGTTCACCACGTTCAAGGCGCGCTATGCCATTGAGGAAAAAGTCTGTCTGCTGCCGCAAGGTGTGCTGGCCAGCAGGCTGGAGCGCGCCATCGGGACCAAGCCTTTTGTGATGAACGGCATGGGCGTCGTTACCGTCCGTGATCTCCCTCGGAATATAATTATGAGAGAATTAGATCGCAGAAACATCTGGTATCAATCTTTCAAAAAGATCGTGGGCTTCCAGCACGAGGACGAGCTGTACGCCAAGACCGCGCCCTTCAGTTACCGGTGCAAGCTGGAGGACTGCTACGACCTACCGCCCAAGATATACATGCGTCGCGACGTTGAAATGACGGACGAGCAGCGCAGGATATATGCTAATTTATTAGATTATTATACAGCAGAGCTGGACGGCATGGAGCACGTCACGGCATCCAATGTCATCAGTCGCATGATAAGATTGCATCAAGTGCTGTGCGGCCATACCAAGTCAGATGAAACCGGCGAGGAAATAGACATCGCCAGCCATCGGCCTGCTCGTCTCATGGAGCTGCTGGAGGACCATACCGGCAAGGCCATCATCTGGTGCAGCTACGACCATGACGTGCGCAAGCTGGCCAAGCTGCTCCAAAACAATTATGGAGAAAATAGCGTGGCAAGGTTCTGGGGCGGCAACATCGCCACCCGCGAGGACGAGGAGAAACTGTTTCTGACGGACCCGGCATGCCTGTACATGCTGGCAACGCCAGCGGCGGGCGGCAGAGGGCGCACATGGGTCAACGCCGACCTCGTGGCGTACTACAGCAATACCCATGACCTTGAGCACCGCCTGCAGTCCGAAATGCGGGCGCAAGGCGTGGACAAGGTGAACAGCGTGGCGTACGTGGACTTCATCACGCCGGACACCGTGGAGGAAAAGATCCTGCACTGCCTCAGAAACAAGTTGACCATGGCCAGCGTCGTCAGCGGTGACGACTTCCGCCAGTGGCTCATTTGATAAGGGAGAAGACCCATGAGGGATAAAGCTGTCAGTGATGCGTCAGCGCAAGACGGTGCCGCCGTCTCTTCTTCCGCCACCATTCGCGGCATGGCCAATACGCTGTGTGACAGTGACACAGATTTACTGGACACCACAGCCATCGTCACGCGGCTGGTGTGCGCTGGCTGGTCCTCTGCCCTGATAGAAGAGCACTATCTCGCGGCGGTGCTGATGGCCATGACCCGCAAAGTCAATGAGATGCGCAAATGAATGAGAATGGCAGAACTCGTCTGTTGATTGACAACGGTGCGAACCCTTACCGCATTCCGGATAATGATCCGTTGTTATTGAAATTACGTGAAGTCCATGGTGACAGGTTCTACGAAGATTTAAAATTTGAAAACAAGAGGAGAGACAGATGACAACAGTAACACGAGTGTCGGCACCGCCGCCACGCAAGAATGGGAATGGAATGGAGGATCAATTGCCAGAGCACCGCCAGAAGACAGTTGAGGCAGGGCTGGCCACCTATCAGATGGTACTGGCCGAACGTGACAAGCTTGAGCACGAACTGCGTGACGCCCGCATGAAGATTGAAGCGTTGACCGTGCAGCTTGATGCACTCAAGGGCGTCGTCAACATGATGGAGTCAACGTACCTCTCCACCAAGATGGAAATGGAAAACCGCGTCAACACGCACATGGCACAGCGTGACGATGCCGTGCGCCGCACCGCAGAACTGGAAACAACGCTGACGAACATCGTACTGGTCATCCGCAATGCCATCACGGAGCCGGAAGGTGGCGGATGATCTAGTCCTCAAAGCCTGCATCATAGTCTGCGGTTTCGCAGCGATGGTGTGGTTGATTTACACAGGGGGAATGTGATGCTGCAACGTCCATGCGCAGGCCAGCCACCGGGTGCGCCATGCCCCACGCATGCGCTGGGGACGTGGCCGGAGGACTGCATCTGCTACCGGGAAAGTCTCGGGTACAATCGCATGCAGACGATAACGATCACTCTCATCTTGATCGTGATTGTCACTGTCGCGGTTGTCATCGCGGAGAAGGCTTTTGGCGCTGACAATCTGCCGCCATGCCTGACGCATGCGCAGGCCAAGGCGAAATGGCCCGGTCACTGGTTATACTGGCACACCGCGCGGCACTGCTGGGATAATGTTAATAAGACAAACAAACTGCCCAGACAGGCGGCAAGGTATGCTATGGCTGTGCAGCCACCGGGACCGATTGTCAGCTACCCGGCGTTGATGGGTGGCGGTGGCACAGTAGATGAAATGTTACGGCCCGAGGCCATGACGCAGTGGCCACTGGTTGCAGACTTTGACGAAGACCCGCCGCAATTCATACCGTGGCAACGCCGGGTCACTTCGTCACTACCGGCAGCAGATGGCAGGCCGGAATAAAAACTGTCATCACTCATGAGGAGTATGATGAAGAAACTTGTTGGAATGCTGGCAGCGCTTCCGCTGCTAGTGGGAGTAGGGACGGCACAAGCCGCTACGCTTGGACCGGACATTGCTACCGAAGGGCTCACTTATAATTTCTCAATTATTGGTGGTGCCCTCAACTCAACGTCCGCTACGTTCCAAGTCGAAATCACCGGCATCAATGTTGTCGGCACCGATACAAGACTTGGTCGCAGCGGCATCAACGCCTTTGCTTTTAGTACACCGAACCTTCCTACTATTTCGTCAGGCAGCACCACGCTTGTCGGTGCGACCTTTCAGAGTACGGGGTTGAATTCCGGTGGCTGTAGCAATGGTGGCGGCTTCTTCTGTTTCGGAAACACTGGTGCCGCAAGTACACCAGCACTCGCTTCCGGCACAGTCATCGACATCGACTTCACGTTGAACTTGGCATCGGGCAATTTCCTCGCGTGGGACCCCGCGTTCAAGATCGACTGGGCCGGTAATCAGAATAACTTCAGTCTTGTTTCTGAGACCATTCCACTTGGACCGAACGGGACACCGTTCAGTAATCCTCCAGGTGAGACACCAATTCCGGGAGCCGTGTGGCTCTTTGGAAGCGGCATCGCTGGAGCAGCTACGTTCCTGCGTCGTCGTAAGAAAAGGGCTGCTGCACTCGCAGCGGTCTAACTTGAGGCAATCTTGCAAGGAGTGCCTATGAAGAAACTGTTACTTGCTGCAGCCACCGTGCTTGCCATGTCGGCAGGCGCGATGGCTGATACCGTGTCCAGCTTGGGGACCAATCCCACGTCTGGTGCCGGTGCCTTCGCCAATACCGATCCCGGTACTGGCGCGGGTGGTTCAGGTGCGTTCGCTGACATCTACAAGTTTGATCTTGTCGGCGCACAAATCCTGACCATTGCGTTCGCTACCAACACGTTCGCGTCTGGCGACCCACAGTTCATCACCAACTTTCAAGGCGCGGTGGTGAATGACGGAGCCGACAACGCGCCCGGTGGTGGTGACGACTTCGTGGTCCTCGGCCCTGAGTTGGCGGTGGCGTGCAATGCCATCCCGAATTGCCAAGTGTTCGGCGGTTCGGCAGTCCTTGGCGGTGGTCACTACTACCTGCTGATCACCGGCAACGCTGGCGTCGATGCTGGCTACGGCGGCAACCTTAGCACCAGTGCCGAAACGCCTCTGCCTGCAGCCGTATGGCTGTTTGGCTCGGTGTTAGGTGGTGGTGGTCTGTTGCTGCGTCGTCGCAAGAAACAGGCTGCGCTCGTCGCAGCCTGACCGTAATGGCGGGATCGATCCTTTACTAACCTTTCCCGCTGTCGCCGCTGCCGGAGGGCATCCCATGGAGCGCCACAACGACTCCCCACGGTCCCTCCGGCACGGTAGCAATCTCGTCATGGCCTTCGCGTTTGGCTTTGGGATTTGTTATCTGATGGCCGCAGCCCTCTGCTTTGAAATTAATCTTGAGCGCCGCTTCCCGCCTGATATGGCGCTGCAGCGCGCGACCAACTGGCCATATGAATTGTGGGAAATTGCAGACTTGGTAAGACAGGCTCACGAGAGGAAAAAATGAGGAGCATTGCAGGGCTGACCGTGCTGTTGCTGGGTGTAGGCATTTACATCGTCATGGCTGCTTTCAGTATCACCGCCATCACGCTCTGGCTGGCGACAACGCTGGCGGAGGCCTTCCCATGAAGCGCGATCACATTGCCATCGCCAAGAAAGCAGCGCGCACCCGCAAGCGGATGCAGCAGGCGCGCACCGTCAGTGACGCCATCACGCAAAAGGAAAAGCGCCGCACCGCCATAACACGACTATTGCCCTGCCCGGACTACAGTGCGCGAAGATGACTGACATTGAAAAAATAGAACTGGCGCAAAAGATTGTCGCAAAATTATTGGGAAAGGGCGCTCAAGACCACCATGCGGCGGGTCTATCGGTGCGCGAACTTATAAATTCAATCGCAAAAGAACTTAGTGGCCATTAAACGAAAAAAGACCGCTGCACCGGAGGGATGCAGCGGCCAAGTAAGGTCTTGAGGAAAGAAAAGATGCAGCCCGGAGGAATGGTGAACTACACCTCGTCGGTGCCAAGACCGACAGCGTGAGGCGTCAGCAGCAGTTATAGTAACCGGAAAAGTGTACACCTAGACTGACGGCAATGACGATGCCGACCAGCAGCAGCGCAACCTGTACGACGCCTAATTTCAAACCAGTGGTCCCTTGATGGCCGCTGGTTTTATTTCACTCAGCGGGAAGAGGACTTCTACTTCGTCGTCCGTTTCTATCCCGAGGTCAAACATCAATCCCTGGGAAATGTCACAGATGCGATCCGTGTCTGAGTGCGGTCCCCAATCAGCGGGGAACGCCGTCAGGACAACTTGTGTCTTGACCGCACGGATGACGGCTAATTCTTTCAATAATTGCTCCTTGGAATACACATCATAGTCCCAGCGGCAGGCGATGAAGTGGACATACGGATTCAATCTGCGCGCCAGCCCGGACGTATTTGGTGGCTGCGTCGGCAGAAACAGATGCGGAGCCATGTCCACTTCATATATGAAGGCGAGCCCCTCGTCCGGACTTACGCCTGTGTCCTTGGGTCCGCCGAACCAAGAAACCTTACCTCTGTGATGGAATGACATGGCATTCGCTCCGGTAGATCGCCGGGACCAAGTAGTTGCCGACAGGGTGGCTGGTAAAGCCGGGGTCGTCCGGCCCTGTTGCCACGGCAATGGCCGGGTCGCACGACGTGCGGCGGATCAGATCAATTGCCATGGCAAACGGCGGCACCACGATCAGCGGCACGACGACAGGCTGCATCGTGGCATGCGGTGGCACCTTGTGAATGGTAACGTGCGTGCGCCGCGCTTCTGCCGTCGCTGGCAGCAGCAGGGCAATCACCATCAATCCATAAACTCTTTTCATTGTCTTCTCCTGTTAGCAACTCGCTGGCGTCCATTTCAGCGCGTCGGCTCTGGCGCGTTGATAGATGACGATTGAATTCTGCAGTCCAGCAGACGCACGATTAGGTTGATCACGAGCGTCCTTCAACCAGCTCGTAAACAGGTGCTTCATGTTGTCCCTGAATGCTTCGTCAACCGCTGCGAGAACCTGCGCCCGAATATGAACGCGATCTTCATCGGTAACACACACAGGACGTAGCGGTTCGTCGCCTTTCGAATAGACAATGGCCGCGCCAAACAACACCATCACAAAACAAACGGCGATGATTGTTCTTGTTTCCATCATTTCATCTTGGTTATAAAATCCTGCATCGTCAGCGGCGGTTCCCCTCATGCGCCTTCCAGCGTTTCGACCCGCGCTTTTAATTCCTTGATGGCATTGATGAGTGCAAAGATCAGCGGAGTCGTGTCAAGGTCGCGTATGTCGTTGACTTGTTCGCCGTCAATATAGCCGTTACGCACCGTCACCATTTCGGGAAAGATCGCCTCGACCTCTTGCGCTATCAGGCCGTGAAATGTCTTGCTGCTCTCGGCGACTTGCCGGTGCGGGCTGTTGGGATAGGGAACAGCCAACGCATCTTTTGATTTTGTACCGTCAGCCGAAGGAATATGATCCGGTGACTCCGTTGTATCATTGCCTTTATAGGTGAAGGTGACAGGACGCAGTTGCGCGACGGCATCTAGGCCGACTGCATAATCACCCTGCACATTCTTGATGCGAGCGTCGCTGCTGTCGGACCAGACGCCGCCGCCGGGCTTGTAGGCCGCGCCATTGACGAGAAAGCCAGCCGGATATTGCAGTTGAATGGTGATGGCATTGTTCACCACCCATTGCCAGTAGCCATTTGATTTTGTGTAGGACCAATAGCAAGCCGCGCCATTGACGAGCATCAACGTAGCATTAGTATCAGCGTAAATATAATCTCCGTTTGGTCCCCACATGAGCGACGCAGCGGCTTGCACGTTGCCGGTTGAATAAAGGAAACCGCAATCAATCCTATTGCCGTTTGCATTCATAGGCCCGGACGAAAGTGCTCCACCAACAGATAACGCTTGGGCAATAGTTACTGCGCCGCTCGCTCGATTAATCAACAATGGCGAGCCTAACCAACCGGCGCTGTCATTATAGCGATCAATTTCAAAATCACTGCCAGCGTTTCCGCCGCTCTCAGCCGTTGAATTTCCAAGCTGTATCACCCATCGCGTACTAGTTCCCGTATAGCCACCGAGAAACGCGCCTTGTCCGCTGGCGGTCTTAGAAAGAAGTAACTGCGGACTTGCAACATTAATATTTAGATTGCCGCTCATTGCATCGCCGGTCTTGGAAACCTTGGCCGCATCGGCGGCGTCGACGTAATCCTTGCGAACGGCGTTGCTCGCCGCCGGGCCGGTCGGCAATCCCAATTGACCTGACATGATATCGCCGGTCTTGGCGACAAAGGCCGAATTGCTGCCGCTGGTCTTGATATCCCATGCACCAGAGGCCGTATGCCAAACGTAATCCGGTCCTCCGGCTGGACTGTAGGTTTGTCCTTCAGTTGGTGACGCAGGAAAATCATAGGGCATTAGATAATCTCCTTTAGTTCACTTCCGCACCGCCGACTTGAACCCACTGGCTTGTGTTTATGTCGGTAAAGTAGATATAGAGAGCGCCTGTCATGCTATTCCACCAAAGCTGTCCCGCTATTGGTGAGAGCGGCGCGGTATCAGAGGTCGAGGCGCTTGGCTTTGTATTGATCGCGGTCGTGACAAATGCGGTTGTCGCCAGTGATGTATCATTGTCGCCAGCATTCGGCGTCGGAGCTTTTGGATCGCCGGTAAAGACGGGCGAAGCTAGCGAAGCCTTTGTTATATCTGACGGGTGGACGTGATCGCCGCGCGAATAGAGCGCAGATGAACCGGGAGCGGCAACACTGTCCATTGCCGGATTAGCATTAGACGGACTGGTACTGCCTGCTGCCGTCATCGCAGCTGTAACAAAAGCAGTCGTTGCTATCGATGTGTCGTTGTCGCCTGGAGCTGGCGTCGGCGCTTTCGGATCGCCAGTAAATGTCGGTGATGCAAGCGGAGCTTTTAGCGCGTCGGCGTTATCAATATAGGTTTTGGTTGATGCCTGAAATGATAAGTCGGCATTATCAACGTATTGTTTCGTCGCAGCCTGAAGTGATAAAGAGGGATCAGCCGGAAGCATCAGCGGTCCGGTCATCGTGTCGCCAGCCTTCAGGACGCGCAGCGCATCCGCCGCGTCTACATAGGCGGTCGTGACACCAGTTGCGGCGATAGCACTGTTAACAAAAGCCGTCGTAGCGATGCTGGTATCGTTATCGCCTGCCGTTGGCGTCGGTGCTTTTGGATCGCCGGTAAATGTCGGCGAGACGATACCCGCTTTCGTCGCATCAGCGGCATCGACATATGCCTTGGTGACACCCGTACCGGGAGAGGCATCGACATATTGCTTGGTTGCTGCTTCGAGAGGATTAGCCGGGTCGGCTGGAAGTATGATCGCGCCAAAGGCGGTCGTTACTTTATTGGTACTATTCCAGTTCATCACTTCGCTATTATTGGCGGAAAGCGAAAGTGAGCCAGCACCTTTGCGAAATAGTCCGCTTGCCGGTTCGCTGCCGAAAGCATATCCCGGTAACGCTTGTGAACCGTCGAGCGATCTTGTCTGTGCAAGGATATTGCAGATACTCGTATTCAAAGAAAATGCCGGTACTCCAGCGATAGCTACGTTGAGCGCACCCGCTGTCGAATATAATCCTGTATTCAATTCTCCAGTAAAATTCAGGGACGGCGTAGTGGCAGATCCGAGAGGCAACGTCAGCGAGCCGGTCATGCTGTCACCAGCCTTGGCGACTTTCTCCGTATCGACTTCCGCTATGGCCGTCTGAACATCGGTCGCCGAAACGTTGCCCGTAGGGGTGAACGCAACGCTGAGCGCATTCCCACCACCGCCGCCAGTACCGCCCGTCGAATTAATCGTCAGCGTATTGGCGGCATCATCATAAACGAGAGAGACATTGCTTCCTTGTTTGAGTAGCGCAGCAACGCGGTCGTCGACGCCTTCGGCGAAGTCTGGAATATTCGCAGACGTAACGTAAGCATCAAAGACCGTATTTTGCTGAACCCACTGCGCACTGTCTAGATCAACATAATAAATGTATGTATTTCCGCTGTCACTGTCCCACCAGATCGAACCCGGTTTTGGTCCTACAGGTGCCGTATCGCGCATGAAAACAACAGCTTCTGTTCCCGGTGGCCCTTGCGGTCCCGGCGGTCCCGCTGGTCCCGGTACAAGCGACGGCGGTCCCGGCGGTCCCGGTATGCCTTGGTCAAGAACCTGTATTGTTTCCAAATCATCAGACGCAGTTACAACAATCGTGTCGTCATCAGCAGCATTTATAATGATCGTTACTGGATCTTGATTAATAATATCAACGCTGCTCATCGTGTCGGTCCCGCATTATTGATAAGCGTGCCAAACCATATTTTTATTTTCATTCCATTGAGAGTCATAATCATAGATTGATCATGACTGCCAAGTCCCAACCGTGCTAAAGTGTCCTGTAAAATTCTCACAGAGAAAAGACCACCTGCCGGATTAAGCAGAATAATCTCTCCAGTATCAGTACCAAGCCGCAACTCAGCCTCGACATCCTCAGCATGGCGACGCAACATCATCTCCAACGATGCACCAGTCATATCAATTGGTGTACCAACAGCCGTCATGTATTGGAAGACGCGATAAAAGTCCGCGTCATTCTCGACCGTGATATTGACTGTTGCCATGTCAGGAGAATGTATTTGAAATTGCAGCAAATGCCGCGTCAACTGCCGCGAGCGTTGTCATAGTGCCTCCGATAATAGCCGTTAGGTTAGCGCTTTCACAAGTAAAACACGATTGCACAAACATCGTCATATCGTCATTGAGCATCGCCAATTGCGTGTTACTCAATTGGATAAACGAGCCGTCCGACATTTTCCAATCGGTAACGTGAGCCGGATTAACTACCGCATATTGATAGGCACTATTGACCGTATTGCGCGAGGTCGGATCAGTGAGAAACGGCACCGCGCTAAGACTTGTGACGGTGATGCCGCCGCTGGCATGGCGATAACGCGCATCAGCATTGTAGGCGGCAAGCTGCCCCTCGGTATAGTTTCCCACTGAAGGCTGAATGAAAGTATCCTTTGCCGCAAACAACCATGCTGGCAACTGTGAACCGACGGATTGTAATGCCTGAGCCAGCTCAGCCTCACTGGCAATAGGAGAGGCAACCTTAGTTGCACTCCAATCGGTGTATGTTTGATCAGTCACTGGAACGAGCGTGTTAGTCGCGCCAGAATAGACCTCGGTTGCTGATCCGCCGATGATCCAGTAGAAATCCAAAATGTTCATATGTATTGTCCTCCCGAAAATGCCACTCCCGCTACTGTACCGGGCAGATACGACGCGCCTCGCGCTGCTGTATTGATAACGCCGTTACTCAACGCGACATATTTATAGCCGCTCAGATTTCCCGCTCCATTGATGGCATTCCAGAGCGGCCAGATTTGTCCGCCGTCCACCGCCTGCATGAAGGCGTAGTTCTGACTCGCGACTGAAATTGTTATGCTTGGGTTGGTCGGAGTCGAATTAAGAATTACGCCGTTGGTGAAGGCATAGTAGTGCGAACCACCGGCATAGGTGCCAACGATATTCTGATTACCATATGGCATGCAGCTAGAACTCGCACCCATGCAAACATGATTTTGCGGTGCGTTACCAAAGTTCATAATTCCAAGAGTTAAATATCCGCCATTGAGCCACCAGAGACAATGACCTTGGTCGCCTGACTTTGGTGCCGATGCCGTAAGCTGCATTCCCTGAATGTCGTAGTTGCCGCCATGAAATGATGTGATTGTGCTGCCAGTGCCGCTATTTGTCACCACAACAGCAGCGGGGTTTGAGACGTTACCAATCAGCGCAACTATGCCGGAGCCGTTCGGGAGCGGCAGATCGATTGGATCAGGCGAGTAGTAACCGCCGTCCGCAATATGGATGATAAAATTCCAGCCACCGAGATTATATTTCTTCATGGTGGTAAGAGCTTTCGGAATCGTCGCAAATGGCCCGGACGTTCCACTTATCGCCGCCGCCGTCCCGTCGTAGAGCGTGTCGCTTCCAATCCCGGAATTGACGTAAAGATTTTGCGTTGCCGTCATCGTTATGGCACCGGTAGAGATGCCACCTATGGCCTGAAAATGAACGCCGTCATAGGCGACTTCGATCAGCTGTCCCGCCAGCATCTCGTACGCATTGAGCTGCGTTTGATCAGTATGAATGACAGGGACGTTGCCGAGTCCGCTGACGTTGAGAACAACTTGACCCGTGTTACCGTATCTCACCTTGACGATGAAACGCTGGCCGAGCGCATACGCGGAAATAGGCTGCGTCGGAGTGATAGCCATTTGGTTCGGGATGCCAGTATCAACTCCCCAATTAACCAAACCACCTTGTATCGCCCGTGAGAGCTGATACAAATCAGCATCGCTTGGAATCAAACCGCCACGATTAATAAAATTGACAATCTCACGCTGCGGATATTCTATCGCAGCAGCAGGAGGGATTGAACCCATCGTGCCAGTCGAAGGGTTGCCATTGATATAACCGGCGTTAGGGTCAGACACGCCGTAGGGCGCTTCATATTTCACTTGACGTCTCCTTTTAAGGTGTACCAGCCATTGGATCACCGGGATGATCCAAGCCTGCATAATCAAAGAGTATTGTTGTGTGAGCTGGCTTCCAACGATTTAGTAAGCATTCAAGATCATCTGCGATACCAATACGTAGGTGCGGATCAATACCACATTGTCCGCTTGCACAGCGAAACCAAATCAATGAGGCTCCACTAACATGTACCGTCCAGTAGAAACGATTTATGTCTGGACCAAGACCATAATATGGCCACTCGCTTAACTCCCCATCCTTAACATAAGCATCACCAACTGCACCCATGATAGGGTTGCCCCATTCATTGCGCATCGGGTCTGGCGGCAAAAGACCATATGTACGACAATCTCCGACACTGTCAATACCGACAACGAAAGTACGATACTCCGTAATAGTAATTGTATATCCAATCTTCGCAGCGACATTAATAAAGAACTCCCGCGACTGTTCTCCGACCATCGTCATGCGCATAATCAGCGCAAGCTGTCGTTCATCTATCGCCTGCGGAGCAGTATAGCAAGGATCAGGCAGACCCCAATTTCGTTCCCAGTCTGGTAACAGCTCTATTGTTTGACGCGGATCACTTTCCCGCTCTAACAAATCGGCCGCACGACTGTCAACAAAACCCCAATACTTACATAGACCAGCTACAACTTTATATAAAAGACTTTCAGGATGACGAGGCCAAGCCTGCCCCTGAGGAAGCAACGCAAGAAACGCTTGCTTATAATCATCACCAGTACGACGTACGTGACGATCAATTTGTTCACTCATAAAGTATCGTCTCCAGCACTGCCATGTGACCAAGAGACGGCATTACGTAGTCCACCGTCGTTACTAATTCAAACGATTGCACGCTCGGCGCATTTAAAATTGCGTAACTTATCCACGC